CGCAACTCCTTGTACAACTTCGTGCGCATGGCGTCCTGCGTTGCCTTGATGGCGCGCTCGGTAACCTTGTAGTTTGGGTGGCTTGCCGACTTGCCGCCGAATGCGTCCGGAAAATCCCCTTGTTCGACGATGTGGGCGAACCACGCATCACTGTCCTTGCCAACCTTCCGCTTCATGGGGTAGTTGGCCCGCGGCCCGGCGAGGATGGTGGGTAGTTGGCGGTTGGGTGCCCATGTACCGAACGAGCGGCGCAGCGTCCCCGGTGCTACGCGGATAGGCTTGCTGTTGGTGTAGCGATGGATGACGATTTCTTTGGGGTAGTCCTTGGTCATCGTCCGCGCTTTGCGCACGAAAATCTGCGCCACCTTGCGGTAACCGCGCTGCACGTCCTGTTTGTTCAGGATGCCAAACTTGACGGCCTTGAGGATGCGCTTCTGCGCCCGCTCCACGCCCTGCATTTCGGTTGTGATCCTCATTCGCGAATGGTGCATGTAAGGCGCAGCCCATCGTTGCGGCCAATCTCTTGCACCGCTTCGATGTTGTACGTCTTGCTGTTATAGCTGACCCGGTCCTTCGGGTTCACGTCCGCCCAGGTTGAGCCGTAGCGGATGACAAAATGCACGGGCTGCTTGCTGTAAACCTGCTCGCTGGCGATGGACTCGCTGCCGCTGCCTTCGCGGTATATGACGTCAGCCCACACCGTTGCCAGTGTGCCCCAACTTTCGACGCGCTGGCCGTACAGGTCGGTCGTGGTGGTTGCGCGCTGAATGGTGATGCGCGAATCCATGCGGCCGAACTTCATTGCAGCGTTCTGTATGGTGATACGAGCGCGTCAATGCCGACCTTCAGGCGGGTGGTTATGGTGCCGGTGACCTCCTCCACGCGGTTCTCGTAAAGGTGCCCCACAAGCAGCCGCACTGCTTGGATGAGCGGCGTGGGAATGCTGGCCTCGGGGTGGCCGACCACCATGTTGATTTGCACTCGCGCGAGCGCGTCGTCGTACAGGTCGGGCGGTGACACGAACCGGATGCGCGCCGGGCTGGTGTTTAGGTCGGTGTAGTAGAACGAAGCGCCAAGCGTCTGCGTTGTGTTGGCCGTCGACAGGTAGGTGATGCTGCTGATGCTCTGCACCGGCCCGATGGGGAATGACGCCGACATCCAGCTGTCGAGGTAGCCCACCGCGCTCACGTCGCCAAGGCGGGTGTCCGCGATGGTTTCGACGTAGGAGATGGCAACCTGTCGCAGCGCGGTGATGTACGTGTCCTCGTCGCTGTGGTCAACGCGCAGGAACGCCTTGAGGCTTGCCACCGTGATGATGTCGTCGAGCGATGGGGTGCCGGTAATTTTAACTCGCATACCCCAAAAGTAAGAAAGCCCGAGGCGATGCCCCGGGCCTTCCCGCTAACCAAAACCAAACGCTTATGCAGCGTTGATGTCCGTGATTTTCGACAGGGCGCCTGCCTGACGAACGTCGAAGTCAAAGAACCGGTTGACGTGCAGCACAATCTGCGCGTTGCCTGCCGCGCTGTATGGATCCACGAGAAGGTCGATGCCGCCGAAATAGGCGAGGATGCATCCCTGCTGGAAGTTGCCGAACAACATTTGACCAACGCCTTCCGATGCGTCCACGAGGTACGGCGTAGCCACCGCGGGGTAGCCGTTGAACGTGTTGGATGCCAGGTCGTACAAGGCCGAAACGCTGGACACCTGCGCCAAGTTCTTTGCGAACTTGTAAGCGGTGGGTGACATGACGTAACGAGCAGCAGCCAAGTTGCCACCGGCCGCGAGGACTGCCGATTCCATAGCCACGGCGATAGCCGCTGTGAGGGTCGTGCTGCCGTCCGTCGACTGGTTGTTGATGGTCGCGCCATCCAACGTATCAAACGCCTTCGTGTCAATGAATGCGTTCATTGCGTTCTGCAATTCCTGCGCGATCACGAGGTCAACTGCGCCGCCGCCCTGCAACAGCAACTGCTTGCTGTAGGTCGTCTTGGCAGAAACGCGCTGTGGTGACAAGGTCAACTCGTCCATCTCGAGGCCGGACGCTGCGTTGGCATCAACTTCGCCCTCGGCGGTGCCGGTTGCCTTCACGCTAACCCGTGGGAACTTGAGGTTGCCGGTCATGCCCTGCAACGTCGTCGTGCCCAACAGCTCGATGACCGATGGAGCGCGCAGTGCTTCGATGGCACCGCCTACGTTCACGGGTACGAATGCGTTGCCGTCTGCCGTTGCGCCGTAAGCGCCTGCGGTGAAGTTGTCAGCGGATGCGCGGTACAACGCCTTGGTGGGGATAGCCACCTGGCCGACCACCTGCAAGCCCTGTGCGCGCATTTCGCGCTGTGCCTCCTGCGCCCACTCCGCCTCAGCGCCCTCCAATGAGCGGCCGTTGGCTGCGGACATGATGGCACGCGACAGGCTGAAATGGCCGTTTACGCGCTCGATTTCACGCTTCTCCGTCGTGGATGCGGTGCCGCTGTACGCGACGCGTGCAACCATCGCCTCGTGGTCGGCGCGGTGCTTGATGCGCTTGTCCAGCGCCTCAACTTCACCAACCAACCAAGCAGCGCGCTGCTCCTCAGCCTCGGTGATGGTGCGTCCTTCCTTGTCGGGGTTCTCCACGAGGGCAACGTGCTCCTCGTAGTACTTGGCGCGGAGCGCCTTCAGGTCATTGAGATTCATGTGTCTAATTTTAAGAGGTTCAGGTGCAAATGTACGTGACGGCGCCAAATCGGGTTGGTCGATGTCGTCGGGGCTTTCCATGTCCGGTGCGTCAGGCATTTCGGTAACGGTGACCTGGACGTTGACTTGGATTTGTTCGGCGCGCTCTTCGGCGGATGAGGCCATGGCGCGCGCTTGTACGGTGGTCGTAGCGTATGCCGGGTAGGTGACGGGTGACACGTCGTACAGGCGGCCGACCTTCAGCACGGTGCGCAGGTTGGTCTTGTTGTCCCACGCCTCATCCTCGATGCTGAACGCGAAGGACGATTGTGAGATGTCACCGCGTTTGATCAGCGTGTACAGGTCGCGGCCCTCCTGAGTGTCGGCGAGTTCGGCCTCGTAGCGCAGGCCGCCGTTGTCCACCGACAGGCGCAGCGTGCCGTTGGTGGTGCGTGCAAGCGGTACGCCCGTGTGGTTAATGAGCAGCCGGACGTCGTCGTCGGTGCGGCCCTCAAACGCCCCCGTGGCAATTTGCTCGCGAAAATATCCAAGGTCGGTGACGTCGTTGAACGTCGCGGCGTAGCCACTGATGCGGCGCTCGCCCTCGGCGGCCCGCACTTCCATCACGCGCAGTTCGACGTTGTCGCCGTAGGCTGCGCGGATTTCTTTTTCAAATTCCTCCTGTGATTTCATTGCTGCTGATTTTGTCGCTGTACGCTTGGAAGCGGTCGAGCGCGATTTGGTTCACCTGCACGGCGTGCATGTCGCCGCCCTCCACCGGGTTCATATCCTCCTTCGCGCGCACCTCGTTGATGGACAACACGCCGGTTGCCAGCATCTCGCGGTAAAACGATGCGCGCGCGGCCATGTCGCCGCGGAACAAGTCGGTCATGTCGTGGCGGCTGTACACGAGCGGCCGGTCGAATGACTGGATGAGCTTGCGGTCGACCTCCTGCGACAGGCGCACCGCCCACGGCGTGATGGTGTGGCGGGCAAACTGGATGTGCTGCTGCTCGACGTTGTTGAACGTCGACTTGCCTGGCAGTTGCACCAGGTCGGGCGGGACGCTGTAGATCCTGCAAATCTCCTCCGCTTGGAACTTGCGCGTCTCGATGAACTGCGCCTCCTCCGGCGGGATGCTTTGCGACTGGTAGCGCATGTCGTAAGGCAGCATCTTGACGCCACCGCTTGCCGCGTTCCATGAATCCCGCAGCGCCTCCAGCTGCTCCTTCTTCATCGGGTTCGCAGGTGTCAGGATGCCGGTCGGCCGTGCGCCGTTTGCGAAGTAGTCGGTGCCGTAATCCTGCACCGCCTTTGCCAAGCCCATGTTTTCCGCATGCACCTTGAGCGGTGACAGCTTGCCCATGTTGGACAACTCGAGCATGTTCTCGGGGTACACGACGCCGTAGTCCTTCACGACAAAGACCTTCTCATCCTCGATGGCTTTGGGGTCGACGTAATAGAACGGCACCGGGTGCAGCGCGATCACGTCGCCGCGGTTGTCGCGGTCGATGATGGCGTAGCCTACGCCGTACATCAGGGCCTGCGTAAACATCCCCTCCCAAAACTCGTAAGCAGTTTGGTAG